CCTTGATGTCCGACCGGTAGGCCTCGGTGATCGCCTTCGCCGCCGCGAAGACACCCCGCACCTGCGCGACCGTCGATGCCGCCACGGCGGCGATCGTCTTGCCGACGATGTTGACGATCGCGGCCAGGCCCTGGAACAGGTCGATCACCACCCCGACCGCTTTGGCCGCGCCCTCCGCCCAGGACCGGATCGAGCCGTCGGCAGCGAGCTGCTTGCCGGCCGCGGTGATCCCGTCGGCCGCCTTGGCCGATTCGAGCATCGTCTTGACGAAGGCGTTCAGCACCGGCACGAGCTCGAGCCCGATCGTCTTGAAAAGCGCATTGCTTGCCGCGGTCAGCTTGCGCAGGTTGCGTTCGTATTCCTCCGCCTGGGCCGCCTGCTCCTTGGTGACGCGCGCGTTCAGGTCGCCGGTCTCGGCGATTTCCTTGAGCGTCGGCAATAGGTTGGCGCCGGCCTTGCCGAATACGGCCTGCGCGAACGCGGTCTTCTCGACGCCGTCCTGGTAGTCGCCGAGCTTGAGCGCGATCTTCGCGAAAGCCTCGTCGGGCTTCAGTCCGATGAAATCCTTGGCCGACAGGCCGATCGCCGCAAATGCCTGCGTCGTGTTGGTGCTGCCCAGGTTGAGCTCGACAAGCGACTTCGAGAGCTTCTGCAGCCCGGTGCCGAGCGTCTCGACATCGGTGCCGGTGAGCTTGGCCGAGGCGGCCAGCGCGGACAGGCCTTCGACGCTGGCGCCGGTGCGCACCGCCAGGTTCTGCAGACCGGCGGCCGATTCGATTGCCGCCTCGATCTTCTCCTTGACCACGTCGAGCGAAAGCCCAAGCGTGACGCCCAGGCCGATCGCCGTGAACGCCGTCTTGAATTTTTCCCCGAACGACTCGAGCTTGTCGAAGGCCTGCTGTCCGATCGCGATCATGCGCTCCATGTCGCGCTGGAACTTCGCCATGTCGGCACTGACTTCGACGTTGATATTGCCTGCGGGCATCTACTTTCCCTTCAGCTTGTCGGGTGCGATGATGCCGAGCAGCAGCCGGCTCTGCGCATCCGGGTCGGCCAGCAACGTCGGCGCTTCGTCATGCCGTTTGGCGAATGGCATGAAATCGACCGGCCTGGCCGGCGCCCGCGGCGGCGACATCGAATGGTTCACGAAGCACGCCGCCAGGATTCCGGCGCGCAGGTCGGCGCGCGGTTCGCCGATCGGCTCGATCCGGTCGAACGCCATCCATTCCGTCAATTCGTCCGAGGTGATCTCGGCCAGCAGCTGCTTGACCGTTTTGCCGAGCGCGAGCGCGAGACGGAAGATGAAGACCCGCTCGCCCCGCGCCTTCAGTTTTTTTCGGCGGCCTCGACGCCAGCGAGGCCCAGGCCATTGAGGCGTTGCGCGACCTGGAAGATCCGGTCGAGCGCCGCGGCCGACTTCGCCGCCAGGAGATCGAGCTCCTTGAGCGTGAACATCGGCGCGCCGGCCTCGTCGACGAGGGTCAGCGCGACGAGCTTCGCCCGCATGTTGACCATGTCCGGCTTGCGCGTGCCGTCCGCCGCGATCGTCACCAGAGAATTCTCGAAAGCATCGCGGTCGGCGCCGGTCATCGTGCGCACGCTGACCGCGCCGCCCCACTCCGGCACGTCGACCGCCTCGGTCTTGAGATCCTGGACGCCGACGATCGCGCCCTTGCTGAGCAGTTCCATCGCGGCCTCGTTATGGCGTCTTGGTCACGGCACCGGTGATGCGTATGTCGACCGGCACTTTCAGCAGCTGATCGACGCCGCCGTTGGTACCGAACTTCTTGACGTAGCCGCTGAACGATAGGACGTCGGCGTTCGGCAGCGTCATCTTGAAGCTCGAGATGCCGCTCGACTGCTGCTTGGCGCGCAGGGCGATCTGTCCCGGGTCGGTCAGGTCGTAGTCGACTTCGAACGCCAGCTGGCCCGGGTCGACCAGGCCGAGCGCGAATTCCTTGGCGACGCTCGACATGTTGGTCTTGTCAAGCTCGGACGCCGCGCCGTCGAATCCTTGAAAGCTGCGGATATTGCCGATCGCCGTGAAGGTCGTCGGCGTCGCCGTCGCGGTGCCGGCCGTGATCGTGTGGCCGGTCGTGTCGAACGCCACCGCGAAGGTGTTGGTCGTCTTGTAGAGCACGGTGAACGACTTGCCGTTCAGGTCCGCGGCATTCGCGCCGGTGAAGCCGGCGGAGAACGTGATGTAGTCGCCGTTGTTGAATCCGTGTGCTGCCGCCGTGATGACGGTCGGGTTGCCCACGGCGACGCCGGTCACCGTCACGGGCGCGCCGCTGCCGGTGCCGATCTGAAGCGTCGTTCCCTGGGCCGAGATTGCGGTGCTGGGCATTTCGTCATCCTCCTAGGTAATGCCAAATGGAAAACTCGAGCAGGACCCGATAGACCTTGGCCTGGTCTTCCCAGATGTCTTCGGGACTGTTGATCGCGACGTTCTGGGTCGTCCAGGACGCCATGAGCGTTTCGACCGCTTCGGCCGTCGCGACCGCGGTCAGGTAGTCGCGCGCCCAAACATCGATCTGGACGCGCGTCTGATTGATCGGCGGCGCGCCGTTGGCCGCTATCACGTTCTCGACGCTCGAGGCGATGCGCTGGTAGGTCACAAACGGATAGACCGTGTTCTCGGGAGCCGTCAGTGGATAGACGATGCCGGCCAGCGCGCCCTGATTCAGCTGACTGAAGAGCGCCTCGACGATCGTCGTCATCCGTTGCCCGCCAACCGGTCG